GTTGTCAAGTTCCCACACTGCCTGAGCAAAATCCTCGGCCATCTCAGCAATTACGCCGATCGAAGGGTTGCCAGCAGCTCTTAGGATTGCTTTTTTGATTTCATCTTTGCTTGCCATGTTTATATCCTTTTCAGTAGAAGGTCGAACTGCTTTTTCTTTAGGTCTAGCAAGTCAAGGCCGTTGTCAATTACTTCTTCGATTTCTGGTTGTGCCTTGAGCTTGTTTACTACATCGGTAATTAGCTCTGCGCTCTTGTCGTCAAGTTCTTCACCGGACTCTAGCCTTAGTAGCGCATCTGCTAGTTCGTCAGCATTGATTGTTGGGGCTGAGCGAACTGTGGCTGTTGTTGACGGATAGGCGGGAAAACTCACGATTGATGTTTCGAAAAGTCTTACTGACTCCAAAGTTCTTGTCTGACCATCTCTTGACCAAGAATCCTTGATGACATTGAAACCGAAGCTCATTGAGTCAATTACCTTGGTGCGTAGTAGCTCGGCAATGTCGCGGCCTCTCGTTGTATTTGGAAGTTTGGCAGTAACTCTTAGACCGATTTCATCTTCAACGAGTTGCATGGTTCCACCTCTTAGGGAAGCCAAAGGCTCACCTGAGTCATGGTTCCAAAGAAGTTTGACCTCATTGCGAGATTGTAAAGAACGCTTAAAAGCACCTGGCGCAACATACTCGACAAAACCACCTAAATCTTCTGATGGACTATTGAACACAGAGGCGTAACCAGTAAAGGTCATGCCGTCACCCTCAGCCCTGATTTCAAAGTCAACGCTGTTGGTTCTTACTTCTGGCTCTTTTGACTGAGCCTGTAGGCCGTCAATCTTTAGGGCAATAGCTCTCGCTACATCAAGCCACTTGTTCTTATTGTCCATACTGTTAGTTTCCTCTGCTCTGATTCTAGCAACAACCGAATCAGCGTAGTCTTTAGTTCGTTGCGCTGCTCGTTTGCTTGGCCCTGATCCCCAAAGCAAGTGTGCAACAACACCGGCAGATGGATAATTGTCAGAGTCTGGGTTTGCGTTAGGTGAATCAAGGTCAACTAGGTGTCTAGCAATCCAAGCGGCTATGCGAATCCACTTATCATCAGATACGCGGCCTTCGGCCATGTCCCTAGCCTCACGGATGGTCTTAGGTGTTACACCATCTCCAGCCAGACCTTCTTCGTAGTATTCAAGTCCTCTGCGAGCTGCTGCTCTCATGTAAGCAGGAGCCTCTTGGTTTATTGCTCGTTCTTCATTGTTTGATTCCCAAGAGTTGCAGTAGAAGCCCCCATCTACAAAGTCATCCCAGCGTTCACACCAAGCTTTGTTGCCCTCTGCGTTTACGCGTGACTCATCAAAGAAAAAGCAGTTTCCACAAGCTCTCCCTTCTGGAACATCCTCGGCTAAAGCTGGTCGGTAGTTGTCTGGAAGATTTGAACTTTCTTCTGCTTCCAGCTCGTCAACTTCTTCGACCTCGAAAGCAATCATCTTTGGGGTTGGTATCTTTTCCAACTGGAAAACATTTATGACCATCATTTTGTCGGTTGGCTCAAAGATTCCATCCTCGTATTCAAACAACCGAACCACAGCAAACTGACCTTCGACCATAACAATCTGAGCAGCAACTCTAGGGTCAAGTGGCGACCAAGAAACATAGTCATCAATAGCTAGTGAACCGATTGCTGCTCTTTCGCCAACAAACTCAGTTTCCTCAGCAATGCTGATAGCTACTGCCTGATCAATGGCTGATTGTTTTGTATCGTGACAAGCAACTAGCTCGCCATCTTCTTTTTCAACAGCCCAGTTGGAACACTCTGCGTTTTTGTCTGTGATGTAGTACGGCATTAGACCTGCTTCATCCAATGAATGATGTGTCCTGCTTTGTCAGATACTGCATAAAGCTCTTGTGAGGCGTACATATCAAACTGCATCGTTGTTAGCTTTTCAAGACCCAATCCGTTATTTATAGTGACACCAGGGCCACCAAGATAAACCTTTGCTGTGTTATCAGCGTTATGAATAGAAAGCCTAAAGTCGCTGTTGCTAGTGCCGTCAATAAGTGATGCTGTTAGCCCGATAGTGGTGTGACCTGTGGTAATTGGCATTACTCGACCTCGTAAACGGCTTCTGAGTCCTCTGGGTTTACCTGAGCAACACCTTGTAGCTGAACCGAAGGTAGGCCAGTGTGAGCAATTTCTGGCAAACCAAGAGCAGCAAGAACTTCGCTTGGTGAGAAGCCTGACTGAATAAGCTGTGCAACCATGTAAACCTTCTTCTCGTTAGTAATGGTTTCTGTGTCAGCCAAATCAATGTTTGCCAGTGGAACTCTGTACTGGTCACCCTGATCTACCGGTGGCAAGTCCTCTAGTCTGCGAATGTCGTTTGTCGAGTAGAAACCAGCCTGTGCGCCAACTGAGTAGGACCGAATCCTAGCTTCTAGGTCTGCGCGTAGTAAGTCATTGAACTGGAACTTGATAAACGCATCGCCTGGTAGTAAGCGTGAGAAAGCTGCCTCTACCTTTTCAGCTAGTGGTCTTAGTGTCATAGAAATAAACTGAAGGTTGTTCTGTTCAACCGAAGCGTAGCTTGCTGTCCCAGGAACGCCTAGAAGGTGTAGTGGCACATTGAAAGCTCTTGCGATTTCTTCTACTGCAAACTTGCGTGACTCTAGCGCCTGAGATGATTCAGGGTCAGTCTGAGTAGAAACAAACTTTGCTCCCCCAGATAGAACACCGGTCTTGTGTGCGCGTCTTGATCCGTTACGATGACGAGCATCGAAGCCATCAGCAAGTTGTTTAGCCTGTTCTGAAGTCAGGTTGCCAGGAAACTCGATAACACCAGCAGCAGAAGCACCAGTACCGAAAAATCTAGCTGCGTAATCGCTTAGTGCGATGTTTAGACCGAGTGACTGCTTTAGAGTTTCTACTCTGCTTAGTCCTTTTAGGTCACCTGGCAGAATAAGGTCAACGATGTGGATAATCTCGTCACCCGAAAGTGGTTTGTTCTCACCTTGATACATGTAAACCTTGCGACCAATCTTGGAACGCTCTACTTCTACTTTTTCTGGGTTTAGGTTTACAAGGTTTACAACTTGACCCTGTGCATCGCGAAAAACGCGAGTGTAAGAATTGCCATGAACGAGCAAGCTTGAAAAGACCTGCTGAAAGAACGCTGCTCTCGTGCTTAGGTCAATGTCAGGCTGATCTAACCAAACAGGTCTGGGGTTCAAGGGTCGGCGGATTGGACCGACTCTTAGGTAAGCCCCACATGGCAAAGTTGAAATGGTGTCAGAGATAAGACTTACTGCTGAAAAGAAAGCAACAATCTCAAAAGACTTTTTTGTAGTGACATTTACGCCAGCTTCGCTTTGTAAGCCCCAAGGCTCACCAGCACCCCAAATAGTTTGAAAACTTACTGCGCGTTGCTCAAAAAGGTTACCTAGCATTACTTACTTCTTTCAATGGCTATACCGAATACTAAAAGTCCAGCTCCTAGTAGAACTAAGCCGGCTGGTGGATAAATAAAGGCCGCACCGAGTGAGATTGTCAGGATGCCTGTCGCCTGCAGAATAGTCGCTGTCATTACCAACCTAATTGAAAAATTGCGGTGTTAGTTCATCCTCTAGTTTACTGCTATTTATACACCTGTCTAAAGCGATTACAGCAGCAATAGCAGCGTCAATCTTTCTTGGGCTACTGGCAGACTCTTTTGTGATTCTTCTGCCCTGTCTGTCGGATTTGACCACTGTGTTGTCTAAATGCCTCGTAAGCACCGGATTGCCGTCATGTGTGATTGTTTGCTCGGTCACAGCGTCATAGAAGATTTGACAAGCAGGAACAATACGAGCGGCTGAGTAAGTTGGAAAGGCTACAACTGGAAAGCCCATGTCTTCGAGCATTACCATCGTCTTTTGCCAGCGTGGTGGGTCAAAGACAAGTTCTCGGACATTTCTGTACTTGGTGCAGAACTGAATAATGACATCTTCGACTTCTAGGGTCGGAACGCGCCAGCTAGCGTCATCTTCTGATGTCTTTTCCCAAACAGCGATTGTAAAAATGTGTGGTTTGTCGTTTTCATCTCTCGGCAACCGAACACCGATTACTGCTGTCGAGTCATTTGACCAAGAGCCGTCAAAACCGATGATAAATTCGTCATCTTCGTTGTAATCCGAGTCAACTTGCAGTTTTTCCCATGCACCAGAGGGTAACCAGCTATCTTTTGATGAAACCCACTGATTTACCCTTTTACGCCTAAATTCTGACTCTGGAGTACGCAAAACGGCTGATTCAAAGTCTGACCGAGCGCAAATGTCGTCAAAACCAGGATTAGACAGTTGCCAGGTTGCAGGATCGTCATAAGGCATGTCTTGAGGTGCTTCCCACCAAGCCATAAAGAAAGTTGGGTCATTTATTTCGCCTCTTGCAACCTTCTGACCATACTGATACATCGCATAAGCGATTGAGTCCCCGCCTGTGCTGTCTGATTTCACACCAGCGGTTGTAATCGCAATCATTGTGGCAAGGTTGCCTCGCGCACCTTGAGCAAGTTGCATAACATCCCAGAGTTCGCGGTTGGGCTGTGCATGAGCCTCATCGAAAATCGTCATCGTTGGTGATAGACCTTCTTTGGAAAAAGCTTCGGCTGACAGCACTCGGTAAACCGAACCTGTGCTTGGCACTTCAATCGCATCTCTGTAAAGTTTGCAAATTTCTGATAATTCGCTTGCTTCTATCAGTTTTTTGGTGTCACCGAATACTAGACGAGCCTGATCCTTGTCAGCAGCACAGGAATAGACTTCTGCACCTCTAATTCCTGAGCCAACAAGCCCATAAGCGGCAACAACCGACATAAGTGAGCTTTTTCCGTTTTTTCGAGGCACTCCGACATAACTGACCCTGTTTTTCAGTCCTTTGTCATCGTGAGCGAATAAATGGCGTAAAAGTTCTGTTTGCCAGGGTCTAAGTTCCATAGGCGTACCTGCTTTGCCCGCAACCGAGTCTTTTGTGATAATTCCGAAGGCTTCAGCAAAATCAATGACATCTTCGCCCTCGCCGTTCTCTAATTCGGCCTCGCTAATTGGTGTTAGCCAAAGCGGGGGCCAGTTACTGACGCTTTTCAAGCTCACGCTTTGTCCTTCTGGCAAATAGTTCTTCTAGCTTTGATTCTCGCTTGACTTCGGCTAAGCCAAGTCTTGACCGAGCTTCTGGTGAAAAGCCGAGCTTGTTGATGTTTGACGAGATGATGCTTTCTAAGTCATTGAGTTGTTTATACAAGTGCCAGTCGTAGTCGTTCTGCAAGCGTTCCATAATCTCGCGCCGTCTGTCGTATTGCTCGCAGGTCATCTGTAAGAGGTGAACATCTATTGCACCGATCCAAGGCAAGCCGTATTTGTAGACATCATCCCAGAGTTGCAAGCCATCTGGACCGAGTTCTCGGACTGGTTGGCGCTGTCCAGGCGCTATTGAGGCCAATTCGCCTTCTTTCGGCAAAATCTGATGACCAGGGTTGCCTAGTAAGCGTTTTTGCTCAATCGGCTTGGCTGGGTTTGGCATAGGGCATCCCTTCCTTTGTTTTCAAGGCTATCAGAAAACTTTTGAACCTAGGAGCTTTACAGAAGTGGCGGGGCGGGGTGTCGGTGCAATCCGCGTGTCTAAGATTTAGGCCACCCTGGGGGATACGCCTAGGGGGTAGCGTGATCGGGGCGCGGTTGCGGTGTGTGTGGCCGGTACAGGGCGCGCCAGAATAGGCCCTAGCTGTTTTGCCTGTTTTGAGGGTTATGGCCTGTACGCGGCTTTTATGGCCTGTTAGGGCTTATGCCTTCGCGCTAGCGCTTTGTTTGGTCAAGGCTAGGGCCTAGGCGGGGGGGCGGGTGTGTTGGGCTAGGGGCCGCCCTCTCTCCCGGCTCCGGTTAGGCCAGGGGCTTAGGTGTTTTCTTTTTGCGGCTTGATCTTTAGTGATTGCTAGGCGGGAGCTAGCGGGGCGCGGTGTCTGCCGGTTGCGGTGTTGCTGTTTGTTTCGGTTGCGGGCTTGCTAGGGGCTACCCTGCCCGCCCTGCCAGGGTAAAGAGAAACCCGCTAAGCCGTAGCCTAGCGGGTTCCCTGTTGCGGTGTGTTTAGGGTTTGAACCCTTTCTTACTTTCCTTGGCGATTACGCCGCCAAAAAATACGGCTAGGAGCGCGGTTAGGCCGTATGTTGCGCGGGTTGCTGTTCTCCAAGCTGTTACCCATTGCGGGCCTTGGAGCTGTTGCGGGGCGCTAGCGGCCGCCTTGGGCGCGTAGATAGCTTTCCGCTGTTCCCTTGTTAGTTGCGGCAGGGTAAAGTCTGCCGGTAAGGGTTGCGGTGTTGCTTGCTGTTTTACTTTTTGGGCCGCCATAATTGCGCGGTGTCTGTTCGGGTTCAAGCTTTCCCGCCCTCTTTGTAGTAATCGCTAAACAGGTCCAAGTAATGCGCGCCATATACGGCTATTGGCAGGTAACTAAACACGCTTACAAGTTCCTCACGGGTTACGCCGTGGAGCAGCTCTTTAACGCCTATCCAATACGCGGCCAACTTTTCTAATTGTTCGTCCGTCATATCCATATCGGGCAGTGAGTAGTCTAAGCCGTCGCGCCAATCTTGCCAGGTTACTAATGCGGCTAAGCCGTGGCCGATATGCTTAATGCTCATTTCGTCCCGATCACCAATCGCCCATATCTTTTCTAGGAGCGTTTTTAGTGTGTCGATATCTTCCATTCTCATTTGCCTTTTTGTGTTCACTTTTCTTTTCTCTCTTTGTCGTTTACTTGTTCGATTGCTTCCGCGATTGCTTGGTCTGGTGTTTTCCCTGTTAGGTCAACCGCTATATCTTTAGTTCCAAATCCGATAAGGATTAGTTCTGGCATTTTGTTTTTCTCTTTTCTGTTTGTTGTTTAGTTGTCAATAAAAAGCGGGTTGCCTTTTACTTGGTAAGTTTCGCCGCGGTAAGTAACGGCTCCGGTATCCGCGTCAAGTATTGCGGCGGGGTTGTCTGTTTCGTCAATGTCGTCAAGGGTTCCAACATATAAGCCAAAACCTAGGCCGTCATAAGGGCGGCCGCTTTGGGTTATAAATTCGTGAAACACTTGGGCCGTTAGATATACAGGGTCCCCAATTCGATCAGTACGCTTAAGTACTGTTTCGACGGCTGTTAAGTTATCGTCGCCGGAGTAGTGTCCGTACAAAATAACTAGGCCCTCTTTTTGGCTTTCTGTTTCTCTAATAACAATGTTGCTCCGGTTGCCCATTAGTTTTTGTTCCTTCCCTTTAGTTCCTCAATAAATAGCAGCTTGCTGTATTTATCGTCGACGCTTTCCGCTTTGTAAAGTTCGCGCTTAGGTGTGTAGTAGCTAGTCCAATAGATATCCGCACACTCTCGCAGCTCCCATATGTTTCGGGTTTCCTCACTTACTAGGCCATAACTTTTTAGCCAGGCTAGGGCGGTGTATTTGTACATATCGTCGTAACCATAGGTCATTGGTATGTAATGTATGGTTCGGCCGTTGACCTCAATTTTTACGGCGTGATATGTGTTCCCATATGTTTTGTCAAACCATAGGCGGCCCTCAATAAATAGGCTTTTTATGGTTGGCAGTATTTTTTGTGTTTCTGTTTGTGTGTTCACCTTGTTGCCTTTCTGTTTTCGGTTGTCATTACTCCGCAAGCAACTAAAAATTTAGTTTTGTCAAATAGCGGGTTAGTGTTCTCTAGCGCGGTTGCTAAATTTTCGGCAATAGCTTTTTGGCTTTCAAAGTGGCACCAGGTTTCCGCTATTGCTTGCGCTATTAGTAAATAATCTTTTTTGGTCATTTTGTTGCCTCTTTCTTTCCGTTGATCTCATTAAGAAACAGGCGGGCGGCCTCTCTCTTTGTGTAGTAGTAGTAATGGCGCGTTACTAAATAGCCGCTAACTAACGCGGTAATTACTAAGCCGCCTGTTTCGTTTTTTTCTAGTGTTATCTCTGTTTGTGTAATCACTTTGTTGCCCTTTCTTTGTTTGCTGTTTGGTTTTTCTTTTCTTTCCAAGCCCTAATATTTAGTTCGTTTTGGTGTTGCGGGCCGCAGCTCTCACACCAAGTTGCTAGCCAATCACTACCCGCTAGCGGGTTTACCGGCTCCAACCAACTAGCTTTTTGCCATTTGTCAAAAACTTGAACAAACTTAACGGCGGCAGGGTAGCGGCTAGGGCAGTAATCGCAAAGATCAAGGACTAGGCGGCTTTTTGTTTCTGGTGTGTGTGTTTCTAGCGCCGTCATTGCGAATACTTTTTTAGGGCGGTGTCTAGTTATTTTTGGTTGCTCCGGTTGCTCCAACCAGTAGCGGGCGCAACTTTCGCATATTTCGGCGGTTTCTCCGTTAGTAAATTCCGCGTCCAATTCGGCGGTGTCAAAGCAACCCGCCATATCACACTCAAACATTGTTTTCACTTTTTAGCCTTTCGCTAGTAGTTCAAGCCCGGCCAGAATTGGCGGGGTAAGGATAAAGGCGCTAGCCGTCAATAAAACAATTACGGCCTTAGCCAATAGGCGGTTAAGTATTTTTGCTGTTTGTTCGCTCACTTTGTAGCCTTTCTGTTTTGTTTCTGGCAATTTGCCATATCTAGACAATACACACTTTTTTGCCTTTTTTTGCCTTTTTTTCCCTTTTTTTGCTTTTTTCTGTTTCGGCGTGTCGCGGGCCTAATTCGGGCGGCCGGTGTTCCTCACTGTTGCCAGGGGCGCGGTTTTGTCCCGGGAGCGGTTGCGGTGTTGATCCTGCCGGCGCGGGTGTGTGCCAGGGCAGGGGGCGGCCGGTGTGTGAGGGGCAGACATTCGAACAGGTGTTCGATCAAGGGGCTTCGAACAAGTGTTCGAAACAAGTGTTCGACAGTGTTTTTGGGTCAGTCTGTCAGAATTTCGAACCGAATCTTGGAAATTTTGAACCGAATCCGAAACTTTTTCAACCGAATCCTGACCGAATTTTTGCTTTTATTTTTCAACCGAATCTTGAATTGGTTTGTTGCCTCGTCTGGCATTACAAGATCGGTGGGCAGCAGCTAGTGGGCTATAAGGGTCAGCAGGGTTGATGTGGTCAGCTTGCCAAGGGTCATTGAGCTTAGAGCCTTCGTTGCACAGGTGGCAGACATAGGCGTTCTCTCTGACCATCCTGGCTCTGGCTTTATAGTCACCGGAGTATTGACCGGTGGCTTGCTTGCGAGCGCGGCGCTTTGCCTCAGCTTGGTCATCCCACATTTTCTGGTGGGCTTCACATCTTGAGCTTCCGTCTGTAAGTTTTTTACATACTAGGCAGGGCATCTTAGGCATAACGGCCCCCCAATTTTTTTTGATTTCTTGTAGAACATGCTTTGAGCATACCCCCCCCTCATTTTTTATTTTCTTTGCCAGCCCAGCCTGTGCCTTTGAAAGTGACTCCAGGTGCGTCATAGACCCTAACTAGGTCCTTTACACAGTTAGCGCACAATGGAATCGGAGCGGCTTCTGTTATTTTTCTTATCAGTGTCATCTTTAGGTCACAGGTGTTGCACTTGTAGTCATAGATTGGCATTAGAAAAGCTTTTCCGTTTTTTCGAGTGTTTCTTGTTCTTTAGCAGCAGCGACAGTTTTTTCAGCATGCTTTAGTCTGCCTTCGATGATTGGAACATAGTCCTCGGTCATTTCGATTCCAATAAAGCCAAAGTTATTTAGGATTGCTGCTTTACCTGTGGAGCCTGAGCCGGTAAAGGGATCAAGGACTGTGCCGCCTGGTGGCGTGACTAGCCTGATTAGGTATTCCATAAGAGCTGTGGGCTTTACAGTTGGGTGAAAGTTTTGCTTTGGTGCTTCCATGTCTGCCCAGATACCAGCGGCGACCTCTGACCTTTGATCTGACTTTCTTAGTGGCAAATCACCTAGCCCTTCGCTTCTGTCGGTTTTTGTTGCCTTGGCCACATAAAAAAATCTTGACGCTCCACCAGAATCAGCATAAGTATTTGTGCCAGAGTATCCGCCACCACCAAAAGAGCCACCGGCGTATTGTCTGCCAACATAGTCATCTTTGCCATAGTTTTTCTTCCAGCCATTTCCAACTTGACCACTCTGCTCGTCTAATAGCTTGACAGGGCAACCATCTACACATTGATAGACTTCAGTTTCGTATTCGTATCCTGACCAACCACCTGATCCATCTCCACCGCTTTGAGTTTCTTGAGTTCCAAAAGTTGCTGTTCTTTTTCCTGCAGATGTTTTGTTCTTTAGGGTTTTCCCTGTTGGTTTACATTGCTCTGTGTGACTAAGTATTATGTTTGCTGGCCATCTACCTGTGTGACTATTGCCGCCATTGTCATTAGTGCCGCCATCAAAAGAGCCAGCAAAACCTTTGCCATTGGTAGTGGTTATTTTGTCTGTGCCTATCCTTGACTCATCTATGTTTAGAGCGCCTGTTCCCCACTTGTTTACATTGGCGGCTATTGTTCCTTCGGTTATAGGTTTGCGAGCAACGACTATTGGTTCAAGTGCTGGCTTGAGGGCTGTTCCCCAGCCTTGCCATTCACCGGATAGATTTAGCGATTTAGGAAACCCTGATCCATACAACCAAGCAATAGAATCTCTTATCTCAAAGCCAGCTAACCGAATAGCCAGAGCGCCGATGTCTTGAGTTCGTGAACCAAAGAAAGATAACAAGTGTCCACCTGGCTTCAGCACTCTAAGACATTCATCCCAAAGAGCCGGTGGTGGTACAAAGGCATCCCAAGACTTACCCATAAAACCCTTGCCATCAGGTACAAAGTCGCGCTCGCCAGCTATCCAGCGAGCTATTGTGTCTGCCACATACTTGTTGTCTGATAGTCCGTAAGGTGGGTCGGTGACTATTGAGTCAACGCTGTTGTCGGGTAGGGTTGGCAAAATCTCTAGGTTGTTGCCAACAAATAATTGGTAGGTCATCTCTCTCTTTTCTGGCGACTAAAGCTTGTAAACAGTTCCGGTAAAGTCAACGCCCTTGTCAAGCACAAATGTCACTAAGCCTGGAACCGAATCTTCACCTGAGCGCAATCTCCACCAGCCTGAGCCGTTGTCCATCGTGCTTGCCTGAATCCAGAAGCGTGATGATCCCCTTGAGGTCGAACCGAGTTCGAGAACGCGGAGATGGTGAAAATGACCCGACACGCCTATCGTTGCGTCACCAACAGGCTGCTTGCCGAAAGCTTGCTGTCGCCACCAGGTAGGCACTTGGTCTGGTCTTGGGCTTTGGTGTCCATGCCAGATACCGAGAATGTGGAACTGGTCGTCAAAGATGTCTATGGCTAAAGACTCGTCATGCTTTTGAGGCTCATAAAACTTGATAGGCATCTCTGTTTCTTTTGCCAGCCTTGCAAGTGTGCGACCAATGTGGATACCCCAGTCATCGGTTGGTGTGCCTTGCTGCTTACCCCTGACACGCCACTGGCAGTGGTTCGAGCCAACCGAAGCGTAGGTAATGTCATCGCTGTATCCAGCCAGTAGCTTCAAGTGGTCCCAAGCTAAGGTTGTTGCGATGTCAACCTGTTGCATCGGGCTGAGGTCATTGCTCTGGAGCTGATTGCCACCTGCGTTATCAAAGCCCTCTACTGTGTCACCTAAGTCAACAAAGATAACCTTGGCTGGCTTCTCGCGCTTGAGTAGAGCAGTTAGCTTTTCTTTTGTTTCCTCTACTCTGGCAATCATGGCTTCAATCCCACCTCGATGGTCAACCTTGCCAACCTGTAAGTCAGACCAAAGAATCACTAAAGCCTTTTCAGAAGTTGTTCTGAAGTCTTTCTTAGGCTTGTAACCTTTCTTAGCCTGTGAGTAAAGCAATGGCAGGTCAAGGTTTGCTACTCTGCGTCTAAAGGTAAACCGATAGCTTGACAGCCATTCGCCGTCATAGCGTTGCCAGCGCGATGTGCGTGGTGTTCCGGTGACCTCAAACTCATCAGGATCAAAGCCTTGCTGAGTTAGGAAGTCATCAAAGCTAGGTACACCTGATGTCGCTGGTAGTTGCGCCCAACCCTCGTTGCCGTCAAACTCGAAAGCAGGTCGGTACTCTTTAGGCGTTTCTACTCTTGGTGCGGGTTCCAAGTTATCTAACACAGCTACACGCTTTCCTGCGATGAGCCACAATGGGCTTCTCGCTAATCGGTACGCCTCTAGCTGTTAGTTGTCTAGCTAAGGCTGTTGAAGTGAATTGCTCGTTAGCTATGGCAGCTACAAGTATGGCTTGATCCTTCGTGTCCAGAGTTTCCAAGATTGTTCTTACTTTGCAGGATGATTTCCTGACCTGTGGTGTTAGTCCTTCTAGCATTGGTTTCCCTTTCTGTTTCTCTTATCAAGTTTAGAGCTAAGTCGCCGATTTCTGGCTCAAGGTAGTGCCATTCGACTTGCATAATTCTTTCTAATAATCTGGCAAGGTTGCGCCGGATTGCCTCTAGGTCGCTAGACCATTCCCGCTCATCATCTTTTAGCAGCAAGATAGCGTCAAAGATTTCACGCTCATCAGCGTTTGTAAAGTGAGTCATCTTGCTGACTTCCAGATGAAATTGCGAATTGCTCTGCGTAGCCTTAGTGTCTTGTATGCCCAGTCAACTCGCATAATTCGCCAGTTGATCGGTTGCCTTTTAGCTATGTGCTTTCCCAATGTCCCTCACCGCCTCGATAATCTCAACAACTCTCTCGATGGTGTCCACATCTACTGTCGTTCTTAGGACAGCATCTTGGTTGATTGAGTAAATAACTTGCTGGGTTAGGTACTCTTTCATTTCTGCTGATCCTTGAGTAAAGCCTTTGGCATAACCTCTGCCGTAAGCCATTGTCAGTTTCCGCGCTCGCGATTCTTCGCGGTTAGGTCGCCATCCAATCATTTCTGCTCACTTTTGATTGATTCAATCTGCTCATCAGACAATCCGAACAATTTCATAAGGCTTTCAAACCTTTGAATTGTTGCTTCGTCTTTATTGATGCCTTGCCAGATTTCTCTTGGCTGATTTGCTCCAACAATAATTTGCATTGGCTCGGTCATTTGTCGGGCCACTCTCCGTCTAGGACCAGCAAACCGATAATTGCGTAGTTTGCAAGGTCAATAAAAGAATCCCTCAATGCCTCATGCTCAGGTGCGTTACCGGAGTCAGTTAGGTGATTGATTCTTGCTAGCTTGTCGTGCATCCTGACTCTTAGGCCATTGATAGGTCCACCAGGCGCGTTGCTGATGTTGGTCGGGCCATAGTCATTGTGCTTGGAGAGCAGTAGCTGTGCGTTCTCGTCAAAGTATCTAAGAACTGTTGCGTCAAAGCTAGTGCTTAGGTGTACGCCTTTTATTGGTGACTTCATAGTTTCTTAGTCACCTCAGCAGATATCTCTTGTGCTTGCTTCTCAATGTTGCTGATTGTGTATGAAAGCTCATCTAGGTTTTGGATTAGCTTGTCAATGCTGCCATCCATCATGGCGTTGACCTTTGCGTTCATATCTCTCTTGTACTGTCCGTTTATTTCGTCAACAATGTCCTGAGATGTGACTGTGCTGCCTTGGTCCTCGTGAATAGAAATGTACTCAAGGATGTTGTCGCGCTGGTAACGGATACCGGCATAGAAGCCTTCTGCGTAGGGTGTAAGGCTCATGGCTATCTGACCGAATCGCTGTACTGAGGGTCAACATAGATTTCGATGTTGTCCACTACTTCGATGATTCTGGCGATTGCTTTGGTTGGAACTGGGTACGCAGCTTTGATAAGACTTAGCACCTCGTTTTTCATAAGCATCCTGCCCATGTAGATTCCGTCTGACTTAGCAACACCAAAGTTGTACTGGTGTGGCTGGAAGTCTTTGACTGCAAACTCAAGTGGCTCTGGGTTATAGTTAGGCATTTTCTCTCATCTCTTTGTAGGTTTGTTTGATGTGTTCGACTAGCTCTATGCGAGCTTTGGCATCGTTCCGGCTGACCGAATCATTGCCTGGTGTTAGACCTTGTAGCGTGAACTGGCTTTCAGTCCAACGCTGCGCCTCGGCAATAATGCGTTCGGCTAGTTCCTTTTCGCTCATTGTCTTGATCCTTTGCTTAGCGAGTGAATAGCAATAAAAAAGGCAGTTAGCACACCAACCATTCCTAGTGTGTATCCCCAGCCCAGGTGAACTGTCTGTATTTGCCAGCTAAGTAGCAAGACAGCAAATAAAGCAACAAAGTAAAGCAGGATTTTTACGCCCACCATCTTTCCCTTCTATGACTCAATTTGGGTCATAAAAAGACAGTAGCACAGTTTCTGGCTTTTTCTGCTAATTTTCTTGTTTTTTTGCCTTTATCGGCGTGTCGCCCTAAACCTCTAGTCGAGGGTTTTGACAAGGATAGTAGCCCCTGGTTCAATGCCTTCGGCGTACAGCTTACGAGCTGAGATACGGACTATGCGGCTGTCATCTAGAACAACGCCTGAGTCCGTCAGAGAGTCGCCTACGGCGCGTATGAGCTTGTCAAGGTCAGGGCTGACAGTAGGTAATGAGCGTTTTACTGACGCTGGCTTTGGCATGTAGAAGTTGACGATTAGCTCACATGGCTCGTCTATTGGGTGCCAGTCATCTGGCAAGGTTGCGATTGCCACTTGGACAATGGCTTTGCGCCATGCCTTGTGCTTTGTGCTATTGACTTGGACTATCCTGCCATTGATTATGGAGTGTGATCCTTGGCTAGCGGGGTCGCCGATGACGCTAAGGCTTACCTCTGCCATACAGCTCCCATGCTCCCATTATGGCAGCCCAGGTGTAAAGCAAACCGAAGGTTATTCCCAACCAATCAAGACCGCTTGTAGAGTGCGTAGATAGGTTTATTAGTATGCCGGCGGTAAGGGCTGGGAATAACCAACGGAGATTTTTCAAAAGGGACTTGGCTCGTGTGTCGGCTCGAAGATACCCTTGATGATTTGTAGAGGCTCTGCTGGCACTACCAATGGGTTATTGATGCTTACCTTGATGGACTGCTTTGCTTCGCCTTCTTTGTTGGTCCAGTTGTCAATCTCGGAGCTGTAAAGACCCTCGACCTGTACTGTGTCGCCAATGTCCAGAGTTGTTGGCTGCTTTAGCCAAACTGTGTAACGCTTCTGGATTGTGTCGCCAGTCTTGGTTTCGTAAGCCTCGACTACTTCTAGTCCCTTGCCTTCGTAAAAGACTCGGTTTACAGTTCCCTTTACTTTGATGATTGCCATCTCTTTTTCCTTTCGATTTGTTGTTTTACTCTAGTGGCTACCTATGACATGGTTGGGATTGGTGCAGTCAAGGTGTCCACAAGACCTAATGCCAGGCAAGACTGGCTTGCCGTCAAAAATCGGGATGCTGAGCGTTTCCTTGTCAAAGTCACCCTGCCAAGGGATGCACTTTTCCGATCCATACTTGATGACCAAGGCTCGGTGCATCCGGCAAGACTGACATTTGAGGTCTTTCCTCTTGCGTTTGTGGGTGTTGACTTTCCAAGTCGCACCACATCGGCAGCATAAGGCCACATTGTCATCCACCCCATAATCTTAGCTAACTACTCTGGCTAGGTGGCCTTCAAACTTGAGTCCAGCCTCACCAGTTATGCCATGTCTGTTCTTAGCGACCTTGATGATCATCTGGCTTTTCTGCCATTCTTGCTCGTCTGTGTCGGTTCTAATCCTGTGAAGCAGCATGACAACATCAGCATCCTGCTCGATTCCACCCGAATCTCTTAGGTCAGCCATGTCAGGCTCAGAGTCCTTTCGTTGCTCTGGGCCTCTATTGAGCTGAGCTAGAGCAATTACTGGAACATTCAAATCTCTGGCTAGGTTCTTTAGACCGATGCTGATGTCAGTAATCATCTCGTAGCGCTTGCGACCCCTCTCGGTGTCCTGAATCAATCCAAGGTAGTCAACGACAATAGCCTTTAGGTCACCTGAGCCTTTGACGCTGTTGGCTTGCGCTCGTATCTGTAAAAGGTTCTGTCCAGACTTGTCGTGGATAGCAAGTTTGTGCGATTGAATCTCGGTTCGCACTTTTAGGATTCTTTCCCACTCCCACTCTTTTAGGTTTCCCTTTTCAATGTTTCCTAGATAGACCTCAGCTTGACTTGCAACGATGCGATTGTAAAGTTCGTGCTTACCCATCTCAAGGCTGTGAAAAGATACAGCGCCAGTCTTAGATAGCTCCCAAGCAATCTGTAAACCAACAATGGTTTTACCCACGCCTGGTCTTGCACCGACAATGTAAAGCGCACCAGGGCGAAAGCCACCGATTATGTCGTTCAATAAAGGCCAAGGGCTAAGTGGGTAGTTTTTTGGTCTGTCAATTTCATCCATGTAGGCAAGTAGCTCATCGGCAACATAGCTTGGCTTGACTGCTGAGTTGCGATCAATAAGGTCGTCAATCTCTTTCTTAGCTGTGTCAAAAACTGTCGCCAAATCTTCGTGCTGTGCCTTGCTGTGAATCATAGTTCCGGCTACTGCAAGTCTGCGCCTAGTTGCTTCTTCGATTACCTTGCTGGCATAGAAGTTGACCGAAGCGGCTGTTGGTGTTGCCGTAACGATGTCGTGCAGATAGCTAGCAAGCTTTGGTAGCGCAGCTCCGACTGTAAGCACATCAATCGGCTGGCGATTAGCCTTCATCTCCAGCATGGTTTTGTAGATGCGCTCGTTTTGTAAATCATCAAAGTCTGCTGGTGCAAGCGACAGGCTCTCTAGCGCCTTGCCGTTGGTCAGCAGGATTGATCCTATTACTGACTGCTCGAAGTGTGTCATTTGATTCTCCCGACAAATAGCTTAGGCAAAGGTTTTGCTTCAGCGACTTCGACACTCTCATAAAGTTCTTTATTTAGCCAAGATGCAGGATACGGAATGTAGGTCATGTCTGGAAGTTTTCCCTCTGAGTAAACCTTAGTCAGTTCCAGCAGCTCATCAGCGGTTTTTCTTTTTAGAGCTTTGTTCCAGGCTTTTTGAGCATCCGCTTTGGCGACCTTTTTTGGGTAAAGATTCCAAAACTTTTCAAAGTCATCTTTACTGGTTTCTATTGATGGTTCTTTGATGGTTATATTGATGTTTTGCGTGCCAACAGGTGTCACCCCTGATTTACCCAGTCTGTCACCCCTGCTTACCTGAGCTGTCACCCCTGATGCCCAATCTGTCACCCCTGACTGAATTGTTATCCAGTAAAGGTTAGTTTTGTATTGGTTGTGTGTAGGGGCATTTTGTAGCTCTACTCGAAGCTCACCAAGGTCAATTAGTTCTTGAATGTCACGCTTGACCGAACGCTCTGAGGCGTTGGCATAGCGAGCCAAGGTGCTAATTGAAGGCCAAGCACCTTGATCTCCAAGATGATTAGCGATTCCGATTAGGACAAGTTTTGCCCTACCGGTAGCCTTCGATTGATTTAGAACTAATGCCACAGCTTCAATGCTCATGTAGCTACCCTCTCTCTTTTTACTTGCTTTGTATCCTAGCGTGGAGCTGTTGGGAGTTGCACCCAAGTCCTAGTCAGATTCCTCATCGGCTTTACTGATAGTCGAGTCTAATCCAGCCCCTCGGTTGGACTTTAGCACCTAAAAGTATTCTGGCTCGGTTTCTAACAAATCTTTCGTAAAATCATCATTTAGTAGCCACCAGCCACCATGACCAAAGATAGGCACTTCAGTCGGCGTTTCGTGCTGCCTAAGTTTCCAACCGAATTTTCTACCTAGCTCAGCAAACTTGGCGTTTGACTCTAGCAAGCCGTTAGCCTGGCTACAAAGGACAATAATGTTGCTTGGGTCACTTGCCTTAGAGTTCTTGCTCCCCATGCCTCTATTGAGCCTGTGGTGAGGTATTAGATCATCTCCTGTCGAGCCACAATGCCAACAGCCTCGGTCACGCTGAAGGTATTTCTCAAATTCTTTTTTAGTCATCGAACGGATCATAAATCTTGGCTGGCATCTCACCAGGTTGGAATCCTAAAGCAATTGTAGTTTCTGACATGCCACCATTGACAGCTTCGATTATGTCGGAGTTGTCGGTGTTGTCGGTTATACAAGTGTGCTTACGCCGCCATTCCCGCACAAGCTTGATTGCCTGAGCATCGTCAGTCTTGATTTTTGCCCCACAAGAGCAGGATTCGGCTATCACCCGATAAGGCTACCAGCTAGGCGTTTCTCCACTGTAATTCGACATTCTTGCTAATTACAGCCATCATGGTTGCTTGGTCTGACAAGGCTCTCATCTTGGTTTTTACCCTGTTGTATTCAGCCCTTGCTAGGTCAGCCTTGAGCTTTTCGTCTACCGACTGCAACTTAGCCACAGCTTGCCGGTCAGCAACAGTTCCTGAGTTATTGATAAAAGCCAAAGAAACAGCTCGGTCATAAGCAGCCTCAGCGTCTGCTAGCTTGCACTCCGAGTCGTAGAGAGCGTTAGCTCCCTTGTCCATCTCCCTTGTCAGCCTTTGTAGTTCCTCGACTATGTGGCCTGGTGTAATAATTTCCATGCTTGAGCCTCTCTGCTCGTTCTCTTTGTATGTCCCATAGGTTACTAACTATTTCTAGCTCACCTAGTTTCCATTGTTCTTGTAGGCACTC